ATGGCCACTATTCGCGCTCGGCGCAACGCCGGTGGAACGGTGATGTACACCGCGCAGATTCGTATCAAGCGCGGAGGCGCGCAAGTCTATCAGGAGAGCGCAAGTTTCAGCCGGAAAAAGGCCGCTGAAGCATGGGCGCTCCGTCGGGAGGCTGAATTGGCGGAGCCCGGTGGCTTGGAGCGGGCGACGAAAAAGGGGGTACTGCTTCGGAACATCATCGCCCAGTACCTGGCCGACCGGGATAAGACTCGCCCGCTGGGTAAGACCAAGATCGCCACGCTGACCGCCATCGCCGCTTCCCACCTGGGCGATACCATCGACCGGGATATCACCAGTCAGGTGCTCGTTGACTATGCGCTGTGGCGCATGGGGCCGGACGGGGGAGGGGTGAAGGCGCAGACAGTTGCCAATGACCTGGCACATCTTGGGTCGGTGTTAGGAGTGGCGGAGGCAGCCTGGGGGTATCAAGTCGACCCGGACGTTATGGCGAAAGCCCGCAGAGTTCTCAAGAACCTGGGTTACAAGTTGCGCAGCAGGGAGCGTGATCGGCGCCCGACACTTGAAGAGTTGGATCGGTTGTTCCAGGCGTTCGAGCGCTCATGGCGATCGCGGCCGACCTCGATGTGCATGGCGAAGGTCGCTGCCTTCGCATTGTTCTCCAGCCGAAGGCAGGAGGAGATCATCCGTATCCGGTGGGCGGATCTGGACGAGGCCCGGGGCGCCGTCCTAGTCCGGGATATGAAGAACCCAGGCGACAAGTGGGGTAACGACGTGTGGTGTCAGCTACCCGAGGAGGCAATGGCGGTCATCAAGAGTATGCCGCGGGCCTTCGAGGAGATCTTTCCATACACCACCGATGCGATTCAGGGGGCATGGAGTCGCGCGATCACTGCCGCAGGTATAGAGGATCTGACGTTTCACGATCTGCGCCACGAAGCGATCAGTCGGCTGTTTGAGCTGGAGTGGGACATTCCCAAGGTGGCTTCGGTCAGCGGGCACCGAGATTGGAACTCTCTTCGGCGATATACCCATCTGCGTGGGTCTGGCGATAAATATGCTGGCTGGGAATGGCTCCCGAAGGTCCTGGCGATGCCGGTGTCCTTCGGGGAATGGGTTTCCAAGAAGAAGTCAGGCCGCCGGTCGGGCTCGGTTTAGCCGTTCATGGTCTTTCAGGGCGACCTCGCGCTGTTTGTCCAGATACGCCGCCAGGTCCGCCAAGTGAATGCCTCTGGCAGCCTTCTGGCTGGACTCGATCCGCGTGATAGGGATCTGGATCTGTCCGGCCAGGACCTTCCGCTGGAACTGCTCGACAGTCAGGTGACTGAAGTAGTCGGCGCATACTCTATTCAGCGGGATGATGGCGAGGCCGTTGTACTGGGCCATGAGAAGGAACAGGGTATTCATCAGTAGCACCCCGCTTGCCAGGCGGCCAGCGTGCGGAGGGCTGGGAACACCTCTGCAGCGAGCACCGCGGCAAGGCCGAGGGCGGCGATGATGCCGAGTGCGGTCAGTGCTCTACGCATTGTTGCTCCCCCTCAGTCTTGTTGATGTTGGACAGTGCGTGGGCGCGCTGGTCGAACCAGACGGAGGTCAGTGGGCGGGATACGCCGGCGCACGGTGCGGAACCGGTCAGAAACTCGGTGGAGTGCTCCACGCTGAACTCTGGAAGGTCGACCACCTCGACGATGGGGCGGCTGTCTTGTTGGGTGTTCTGGCTCATGCTGCCTCCCTCATGGTTTCTTCGGGGAAGAGGGGGTTGGCTTTGAGGAGGGCGTAATAGGGCTTGGGCGACACCGAGTTGCCGCACATCTTCACTTTGGCCTTGTTGCTGAAACGGCGGCCGTCGTGCCCTACGTCGATCTTGTAGGTCTTGGGGAACCCTTGGATCAGGAACAGCTCCAGCGGCGTGAGCATCCGCATGCCGATATCTACGATCACGTAGGGATTTCCCTTGATCGTCACGGTCACCAGTGCGAGGCGGTCGCGGGTGGTGATGGTGGCGGCCGGATCTCGCGGATCGTAGGTGTTGTCGGACCCGTAGTACCCCATGAGGAAGGCCGCCACCCGCAGCGCACCGGCTTCGTTCTCCGGCGATAGCGTGCATTCCATGAGCGCCAGGTCGTCGGCGCCGGCGGTTATCGCTGGGGCTCCTTCTCGGAGATCGCGGCCGGTGCAGCCGTTGCGCAGTGTTACTAAGCTGGCGGTCACGACGTTCTGTTGGCTCCCGCTGGTGGTCAGGGCGGTGGCTGGCTCCGCAGGATGGCGGCCGAGTGTCGCGTTGTACCCGCCATTGTGTTGCGCCAGGTAGGCGACGCCCACGGCACGGTGGTTTTCAGTAAGGACCGTGCCGGCCGGTTGTCCGCAACTGGTCGGTTTACCGCCGTAGGAAGGGCCGCCAGCGCTCACAAGTACGGGGGCGACAACGGCGAAATGGCCCCCTTTCACCTCGCTACAGATAGTTCGCGCGGGCTCGTTGGCTGGCATGTTGCGTTGGTTGCTTGCGTTGGCATGCTCAGTGATGAATGGGGCAAGCGTGGGCTGAGCTACAGCGAATCCGTGGCCTCCGGTGATGGTGGCTGCGGGCTCGCGCACGGACTGACCCCGGAACCCGGCGCCACCGTGATTCACGCTGACGATGAATGGATCGGCGTGATCGGTGACGTATTTCTTTACGCCCTTGCGGAGCCTGTCGAGCGTCTTCCTGACGAGGGGGCGGCGTACCTTGAATTTCTTGCCTTCAGTCGCGTCGAGGAAGATCGACGGGCACGGAATGCTCCAGTCAATGTGCGTAGCCACGGGAACCCATGGGAGCTGGTCAGGGCCTGGGGTCTTGGCGTGGGTTGGCTCTGGCCAGTTCAATGGGATGCCATCGCGGCGCGCGATGAAGAACAGGCGTTCCCTGGTGGTGGCGGCGCCGAAGTCCGCGGCAACGAGCTTGTCGTAGTGGTACTGGTAGCCCATGTCTCGGAGCAGGCGAAGGAAGCGCGCCCAGGTGCGTCCTTTGCGCTTGGGGTCCGGTATCAGGTACTGGCGCTGTACGGGTACGCGCTCGCCTGGTTCGGCTACGCGGTGCATGGGCTTGCCGGTGGTTGGGTGCGGCACCATGTCGAGAGTGACCACCCGCTTGGTCTGCGGGCAGCGTTTGGCGATCAGCGGACCCCACTGGAGGATCTGCATCACGTTCTCCATGGTGAGCATCAGGGGACGTGTTTGGCCTGCCCACTTGATCATCATCCATGACAGCGACCGACTTTCCTTGCTGCGGGGCTGCCCACCTCTGGCTTGGCTATGGTGGGTGCATTCGGGGCTGGCGTGCAGTCTGCCTACGGGCCGCCCGCGAGTTGCCACCCGAGGCTCTACCAGGCGGATATCTTCTCGGTAGTGCGTGGTCTGCGGATGGTTGACGATGTGCATGCTCACGGCATCGTCGTCATGGTTCACGGCGATATCGACGAACTCGCCAGTGGCTTCCTCCATGGCCTCAGAGGCCCCGCCGCCGCCGGCGAAGAGATCGATGTTCAGATATTCGCGAAGATCGAGAGGGAGCTGGGCCTGGTAGATGGCCTGGGCGAGATCGTGGCGACGGAAAGCGGTCATGCCCGTCCCCCTTCGGCTTTCTCCAGGCGCTGGAGGAGGTCGGTGTTCGCGATGCGCAGCGCGGCAATCTCTTGGTTCTGCTCGCGGATCTGCGCGCACAGCGTGCGGATCAGTGCGTTATCGGTGGGCTTCGGTGGGCGCTTTCCCCCCTCGACAAGCTGCGCGGGCGAGCGAGTCATTAAGCGAAGCGTGGCTATGTGCTTCGCGCCCCGGCGCAGCCTTTCGTGGGGTATGCGTGCCTTCGGCGTGTGCTGAAGGTTGGGTTGGAATATGCCTGCTGCTGCGCAGCAGTGGCTTTCTATAGCGCCACCCTCGGGCATCGGTTGGCGGCCTTGGGCGATGGCGATCAGTTGGATGCGACGTGCCAGGCCGCCGCCGCGCTTTTGCGCGGCCGGGGCTTGGGTGCTGTGGGTGGCGTGTGCCAGGGCGGCGCCCTGGTCTTGTGCCGCTACGCGGCTAGCCGGGATAGTAGTCATCGCGCTGCCTCACATGCACATCGGGGCGGTGTCGCCGGAGTAGTCGAGGTCGACTGACTCCCAGCCGCTCGGACGAAGGTGGTAATCGATCTCGCGGATCTGGTCGCTGATATCGGCCATCGTGATTTCCCCGCGTCGAGCAGCGTCCTCGTCCCACTGCGGCTGGGCGCGGCGCAGGCGGGTCAGGCTGTCGACGTGGTGGCTGCGGTGCTTCAGCAGGTCGTAGGTGGAGAGGCTGGAGTAGTTCATGCCGCCTCCTGCGCTTCAGCTTCTGCGCTCTGGCTGGCCAGCTCCGTGATGGCGAGCCGCTGGAGGATCGCGGCGAGCTGCTGTTGGGCTTCGGCGTCTGCGTTGCGCTTGGTGGTGCCGGTCTTTTGGAACTGTCGAGCGTGGCCGCTGAGGAGGCGACTGGCGGTGCGGATGGCGTCCAGTTCTTCGGCGGCCAAGTTCTGCTCGCGGAGGAGCTTCGCGGTCTCAGCCTGCCGATGATTGGTCGCGATGCTTGTCTCCAGCTCCGTCTCCAGGCGCTTCAGTTCCGCTTGTTGCTCTTCGTGGCGCTGCTGCCAATCCGCAAGTTTCTCGGTGGCCTCGGCTTCGATGCTTTGACGAAGCTCCTTCTGGTCGCTGATCTCTTCCTCCTGCTCATCTATGACCTGTTGCAGGCGCTGGGCATTGGTGCGCAGCTTGATCAGGTCGGTATGCAGCGCAGTCAGTTCCTGGCCGTGCGAGACGCGGCAGAGATAGAGCGCCTCGTCGACCGCCTGCTGTTGCGAGTTCTTCCGGTCTTTGCGGCCAGCAAGGTAAGCGGTGGCGATCAGGATCAGCAGCGCGGCTAGCGTGGTGGCCGCGAGAATGATGTGTTGGGTATGCATGGTGGTTTCTCCATTGGTGGTGGATGGCCGGTGGTGGCGGCCGGTGTGGTTACTCGTTACTGCCGGGTCGGGCATATGCCTCGTCGGCCTGCCAGGCTCGGGAGTCGATCAGGGCCGCAAGGTGGCGTACGTCAACGAACAAAGGCGCCTTGCGGCTGGGGTCCAGGGTGGTCAACGGGAGAGCTATCCGCTTGGCCTTGATGGCCAGGCTGAAGCTGTCTTCGTTGAGGTTCCTGAAGTACCTGGTGCGCAGTTGCTCCAGCGGGATCAGTACATCGCCGAACGTGCGGTAGAGGAGTTCCACCGTCTCCGGGCGTGGGGCCGGAGTCAGGCGAAGCTCGGGTTGGTTGTCGTGCGGAGTGCTCATGCGGCGGCCTCGTTGAGCACGGCTACCGCGTCCTCGATGCCGCTGGCTGCTTCGTTGAGTTGGTCGACGATCTCTTCCATGCGCGCTCCGCGGTTGCTGGCTTGCAGGCTCTCGGGCATAGCGTTCAGGGCCTCCTCCTCCTCGCTAACCAAGGTTTCGATCTGCTCGCGGATCTCTTCGAGTTGAGCGGTGATCTGTTGCAGTTGGCGTCGGCGTGCGTTGTTCATTTGGTCCCCTTCGGGTGGTTCCAGGCGATCTCTACGTGGGTTCGTACAAGTTCCCGTAGGTGTTCCGGCACCCGCTCCAGGGCCGCCCTGCGTTCCTCGATGGTTCGAAGGGCGACGATCTGGCGGGCGTATTCGCGGGGCCGGGGCTCGTCAGCCAACTTCGCGGCGGTCCGGGGCCGCTGGGGCGCAGACGCGGGGGATGCCGAGCTTGTCGGCCAGCCATGCCACTCCGGCCGGGCGCACTTTCGTCGAGTGGCTGTACTGCATGCCGAGTTCGGGGTGGTGCCAGGACGTTTCCTTTGCGCGCAGGTAGAGGCGGTCGCGGACCGGTGCGGCTGGAAGGTTGCTGCTGTCGAGCAGGCCGGCCGCCTTCATGCGCTTGATCAGCTCGGGACGGCTCAGGCCGAGGCGCTGCGCGGCCTGGTGCAGGGACAAGTCTTTCATCGCGGCCCCCTACGCAGCCTGGTCGAAACGGCGGCGAGCCGGGGTCTCGTCCGCGGTGTCCAGGCGGCCATTCGCGATGGACTCGATGTAGTCGGCCACGGTGTTGGCGTTGGACTGGGAGTCGAGCGGGAGGCCCAGGCTGTTCAGCGTGGAGCCCATTCGAACGATGACGTGGACCTGTCCAGCGCCGCGCTCAATGTCGAGAGTGACGTGGACTGCTTGACGGGTTTCGGCGTCGTAGAGGGCGTGGTTGAAGCGGCCGTTGAGGCTGAGCTGAGCCTTGAGCCGCACAAAGGACGGTTGACGGAGTGCGTAGGTCATGCCGCGTCACCTCCAAACGGGGAGGTGGCGGTTACCACATGACGGCGGCCCGAGGTACGGCTAGCTACAAGCTGGGCTTTGCCGTTGAAGATGACGACAAGGCAGCCAGTGTCGGCCTGGAGGCGTTGGATCTGTTGGGGGGAGGAGGTACAGGCCGGGTGGACGTGTACCGTGGCAGAGCGTTGCATGGTGTTACCTCGTCTCTGTGGTGGAGAGTCGAGGTAACTATGACTAAGGTTTTAGATTCGGTCAACAACTAATGTTTTAGTTCTTGGGGCGAGAGCATCTTGGGATGGGAGGAGCATTGAGCGGTCGAATGGTGGACCACCAGAAAACGCGGCCAAGCACCTTCATTTGTCTTTCCAGATATTGATCGAACGTATAGCTCTCGCTTGGATACTCTTCGTCGTTGTAGCTAACCAGCTTGAGGCCGCCCCCGTCGAGGCGTTCCAGAAACTTCACCCTTAGTTCCCCGTCTTGTTCGATTGCATACAGTTGGCCGGGGAGGATTCGTGTCATTCCGCAGTCAATTCCTATTGTTGCTCCGCTCAGAATAAGAGGTTCCTGGCTCTTACCTGTAACTGTGGCGCACAAGGCGTTTGACGGAGAGACGCCGCACGCACGTAGCGTTGCGTAGGAAAAGCGCAATACTCGGCCGGGCTCCGCCTGGACGGCGGTCCTGCCATGCCCAGCAGCAATCTCAACTTGCTTATATAAGGGGACCTCTACCTCATCATCATCCAGAGGGGTGTTGCTGTCCCAGGGGGAAATGGGTTCAAGGGTAACTCTCGCTGCTCTATCTGCATCTCTGTTTGCTCTGTGCAGAGGAGTAACGGTGGCGGGCATCTCGCCGTTCTCCAGCCATGCAACAGATATACCCATTCCTCGCGCAATGGCACCGGTCTTTCTGCTCTCGCGCGTTTGGCCTTCGAGAATCTTGAAGATAGTGGTTTGTGAGCAGCCCGCCGCCTTGGCGACTGCTGGTTGGCTCATGCCTAGCTGCTCCATCGCATAGCGGAGTCGTTCGGCTAGGGTGGGGAGTAGATCTCTCGGTACGTATTTCATCAGCCCATTCTAAGACCAAGGTTATAGGTTTTGTTTTAACTTTGGGTGTTGACCGGTCTATTCCTAAGGTTGTAGTCTTTGCGCATGTTCTCCACCACAGAGCTATACGCCATGACTGCAACGAAATCTAACGCTACCCAATGCCGCGAGGCACTGGAGGCGGTCCTCTCCTTGTGTAAGGGCAATCAGTCCGAACTCGCGCGCCGATGCGGCGTAAAGCAGCCACACGTCTGGAAGTGGCTCAAGGCTGGACGCGTTCCGGCTGAGCGAGTGCCGACGGTCGTCAGCGCCGTAGGCGGAGCCGTCGAGGCGTGGGAGTTGCGCCCCGATTTGCCTCAATTGTTCCCCCGTCCTGACTCGAAGGTTCGAGTCGCTGCTTAGAGGAAAGTCCCTATGTGCACTGACCCTAATTGTGCGGTGATGGTTACCCGCCGCCGTTCGTACTCTGCTCTGATCGAGGAAGTTCGTTGCAGCGAACTCGATCCCGAAGACCGAGCCCGCTTTGGCTGTGAGGTGGTACGTCGCTATCAGTCCTCGACCACTGAAAGAGAATGTGCTTCGGCACAAAGCTCTTCGAAGACGCTGATCAGTAAAGCAGTGTCGTTGCCGTTGTCACCTTCGAAGTCTTTGACGATCGCTTTTGCAGTCAGCAGACGCTCGTAAGTGTTGATAGCCGCCAGTTTCTCGCTGTCGCTGGCATTGCCATCTTCTTCCAGAGTTTTCAGGCGCGCTTCGAATGGGAAGGAGAATGTTTTTTCTTTGTTAGCAATTCTCATGGATAGCTCCTTGAGGTAGGTGGCCAGCCTTTGCGGGGCTGGAGTTGTGGCAAGTGCCCGATGTTGGTCGGGCTCAGGCCGAATTGTTCCGGAGCCTCTGGCGCCGGAGCAGGCCGACAAAACAGCGTCGGCTCACGTAACAAACCCCTCGCCACCACCGAGGGTGGGCCGGCAAGGCTGATCAGGTTGGACGCACTGCATGCCCAAGCCTGACCGGCCCTGCCATCCCGAACCAAGGCACGGATGCCTTGGGGTTGCCAGCCTCTCCACCACAGAGCTGCTGGCTGTAACGGTCGGGTGATCAGGGATGCCGATCACCCGGCCATTGTGGCAGATGGCGTTTCCACCACAGAGCGGCCATCTGCCTTGTGACCACCATGCAATGTGACCACGGCGCCTACTCTAACAAGGTTGGTGGCGTCGTGGCACTGGCAGTAAACAGGAATAATTGCCATGTCCCGACCCTCGTTCGCGGATCAGTTCGACCGTATGGGCCGCGAGGTGCTTCCCTTGGGCGAAGCGCTCAACCTCGTCGCTCGCAATCAACGCATGTGCCACGGTGGCATCACCGGCTTCGCTCACTCCACCGGCCGCAGCGTCTCCACCACCTCCCACAAGTTCGATCCCAGCCACACCAGCCACATCCTCAACATCTACGACGTGCTCGACTTCCTGCGGTACGTGTCGGCCGAGGGGCGGGCGGTAGTGCTCGACGCGCTGCATGCCGAGCTGGGCGACAGCCTGTGGTTCTTCGTTTCGCCGCTTCAGTTCGAGGATGTGCCGGCCAGCCTGATTGCCGGCGCCGGCGAGATCCTGCACACGTCGGCCAACGCGGCGACCACCATCGCGCGCCATATCGAGGACGGCCGCATCGACGCGGCCGAGCTGGCGGAAACCCAAAAGCTGGCGATGAGCATCATCCGCGCGGCGGTCGGCCTCTACGAGCGTGCCCGCTACGTCCACCAGACCACCAAGGGCGCCGAACGCGGGGAGGTGGCCAATGGCTGATATCGCGGATCACGCCAATGACCTGGTGCTGGAGCGCATGGAGGCGGCATTGGCTGCCCGAGCGCTGGTGGCGGTTGGCGAATCGGCTCATGAGTGCGAGTGCTGCGGCGAGCCGATCCCGCCGCGCCGTCGCGAAGCTGTGCCGGGGTGCCAAACCTGCATCGAATGCCAGTCCTTCAACGAGCGGAGGGGGCGCCGGTGAGTAACGAAGCCTTGGACGAAGTGCTGAATCAGCTTCGAGACCATGGAATTGAACCCTTCACCAAGCGGAGCCCGAGCTGGGTGTTCGGGAAGTTGGTGCGCTGTAAGGTCGAGAGCGACCGGAACGGGGAGGCTACCGGCTGGTACGTGCTGCACGAATACACCACTGCCAGCGGCAAGACCCTCTATTTCGGGCGCTTCGGCAACTGGCGGCAGGATCTCAACGAGAAATTCAAGCTCAAGGGTGTTCGCCTGACTGCCGAGGAGCGCGAGCTGATGCACGCGCGGCAGGAGGAGGCCAAGCGCAAGGCGGCAGCGAAGGCCGCCTATGCCGCCCAGCGTGCTGCCCAAGGCGCCGCGCGGCTGTGGGAGCGGTTATCGGAGAAAGGCAAGGCGCCGTATCTCGACCGCAAGCAAATCGTCGGGATTGGCGGTCGCTACGGTTACGGCGGGCGTTTCATGGTGCCCATGCGGACCCTCAAGGGGCTGGTGGGACTGCAAATCATCTACCCCGAAAAGCAGCCCGATACCGGCCGGGACAAGGCGTATTGGCCCTACGGCATGCAGAAGGAAGGAGCGTTCTGCCTGATCGGTCCGCGCCCCGAGCCCGGCGAGCCGGTGCTGATTGCCGAGGGGTACGCGACCGGCGTCAGCCTGCACATGGCGACGGGCTGTGCGGTCTGCATCGCCTTCGACGCCGGCAACCTGCTGCCGGTCGGCAAGGCGATGCAGACCGAGTATCCGTCTCGGCCGTTGATCTTCTGTGGCGATGACGACTGGAAGACCACCCGCCAGGACGGGTCGCCTTGGAATCCGGGCGCTCAGGCTGCGGAGAACGCCGCTACGATCCTCGGCGGCCAGTTCGTACTCCCTCGCTTCGGCAGCGAGCGGGAGGAGGGCTGGACTGACTTCAACGACCTGCACTGTGCCGAGGGGCTGGAGGTGGTTCGCGCCCAGGTCATGGCGGTGGTCCGGCCACCGGCTGAGGGGGGCTGGCGTGACTGCCTTCTGCGGATCAAGGGCGGCGGCCTGGCGGCGCACATGGTGAACATCAGTCTGATCCTTCAGAACGATGAGCGCTGGCACGGAGTGCTCGGCTACGACGAGTTCAGCGCCAAGACCATGAAGCTGCGGACTCCGCCCTATGGTGGTGGTACGGGGGAGTGGACAGATCTGGACGACATGCTGGCGTGCGAGTGGTTGGCCCAGCAGTACGGTTTGCTGACGAAGGTGCCGCCGGTGCTGGAAGCGGTGTCGGTGGTGGCCAGCAAGAACAGCTTTCACCCGGTGCGGGCGTACCTTGAGGGCCTGGAGTGGGACGGTACGCCGCGGATCGAGCATTGGCTGAGCAGGGCCCTGGGCGTGGAGGAGACCCCGTACTCGATGAAGGCCGGCAAGCGCTGGCTGATCGGCGCTGTTGCGCGTGTTATGCGCCCAGGCTGCAAGATGGATACGGTGCTGATCCTCGAAGGGTTGCAGGGCGAAGGCAAGTCGACCGCCATGTCGGTGCTGGGCGGCGAGTGGTTCATGGATACCCCGTTCGTGCTCGGTGACAAAGAGACGTTCCAGATGTTGCGCGGCAAGTGGATCAGCGAGCTGGGCGAGTTGGATGCGTTCAACAAAGCCGACAGCACGAAGGCAAAGCAGTTCTTTTCGGCCTCGGTCGATACCTTCCGCGAGAGCTATGGCCGCAGGACCCGCGATGTGCCACGACAGTGTGTTTTCGTGGGTACGACCAACCAAGACGAGTACCTGAAAGACACCACCGGCAACCGTCGATACTGGCCGGTCCTCTGCACGAAGGTGGATCTGGACCTGCTGCGCGAGATCCGGGACCAACTATGGGCCGAAGCGCTGTTCTGCTACCGCGCCGGGGATCAGTGGTGGGTTTCGCGTGAAGAGCGCGCGCTGTTCGAGGAGGAGCAGGACAAGCGCTACACGGTTGACGCCTGGGAGCACAAGCTGATCGGCTGGCTTGAGGGATACGTGGGCGAGACCGTTACCAGTGCCGATCTGCTGGGGGGCGCGCTCAACCTCGACTTCGGGCATTGGGGCAAGCCGGAGCAGATGCGAGTTGGACACATCATGCATCGTCTGGGCTGGCGGCGTAGACGCCTGCCCGCATCCGGTAAATCGCCGGTGCGACCGTGGGGCTACGAGCGGCCGCCGTCGTGGAAGGGACAGCCGACGCAGAAGGAGGCCGCATTTTGATCAAGCCAATTGACGAGATGCTACGGACCTGGGCCGCCGAGCTGCACCCACCGAACGGCGTAGGCTCTGCCGGCAACGCTAGCGGCGGGAGCAATGTGATTGCTATGCTGATGGCGACCAGGGGAAACCTGACTCGCTCCACAGCGGGGGCTCGCTGTCCCCTGGATCGCACGGCGGACATTGAGCTGATTGTGAACAAGCACCTTCCGCCGCCCATCGAGCGGGTGGTGCGGTTGCATTACACGGACTACGACATGTCGGACCCGATGAAATGGGAAGCGTGCGGGTGCGGTAGAACTCAGTATTACCAGCGCCTGCACCTGGCCCATGCGGCCATTGCTGAAATCCTGCTGCGGCGGGCGGCCTGACTTGGCCGGGCGCTGTCCCACCGTCCTACTCTGTCCCGCTTCGTTTTTCGAGGCGGGACAGCGCAAAGCCCCGTCGCCGCTGGGGCTGTCCCACTGTCCCACCTTTCACACACCCGCCCGCACATAGGCGCGCATCGCGCGCACGCGCGTAGCGTGTGCTCTTATTATTCTTCTCTTATATGCGTAGAAAGTAGTAGGACAAGTGGGACAGTAGGACAACGCCATATAAAACAATGGGTTATCTGTCCCACCTGCTGACCCACCTACTGACCAGTAGGACAGCGCCGGAGGCGCTTGATAACCGTAGGCAGATATTCACCGAGTATTCGCCAGGGATTGCCCAGGCGTTCATGGGATATTCGCAAGGTGGCAATGAAACGGGGTTGCTGCCACCGAACTGAAGGGGTAAAAAGTAGGCACTCTCGTAGAGGTGCGCCACTGAGGCACACGCTCCACATCATCGGAACCCGGCCATCGTGCCGGGTTTTTTATTGGCTCGACTTCGGCGCCTTTGCCTCCCTGGTGGGGTGTCGGGTCCAGGGACGGGCCGCCTACTCAGACCGAGGTGAACATGGCGACAGAGAACGACGTTCAGCAGACGCTGAGCGATATCCCGACCTGGCTGTTCGTGCTGGTGTCGATGGCCGGCCTGTCCGGGGAGCTGTGGCGCGCCGAGGCGGCAGGGCTGACGGTCAGCGATCTGCTGAAACGTGTCCTGCTGCGCTCGGGGGCGTCGGTGGTGTTCGGCCTGGCCTCGGTGTTGCTCGCCACGGCGAGCGGTGCGGGGCTGCCGGTTGCCGCCGCGCTCGGTAGCGTGGTCGCGTGCCTCGGCGCCGATGTGGCATCTGGTTTTTACACACGTTGGCTTGAGCGGAAAGCGGGCGGTTCTGAGGTGCCGCCTCGTCGAGCCGACTCGGAGTGAGAGGGGCTATCACTGCGCGGGACTTGGACGACGCCGTTCGGTCCTTGCAGCAGCTCGGTGGCGACTTGCCTGCTGCTGTGTTGGCCGATGCATTGAACCACACGGCGAACCAGGCGAATCAGGCGCTGGTCGGGGAGATCGACCAGGTCTTCGACCGGCCGACACCGTTCACCCGCAACGCCATCCGCATCCTGCATGCCACCTCGCGCCGCCTTGAGGCGGCCTTGTGGGTGAAGGACGAAAAGGACCATGCCTCGAAAGGGCAGGCGCCGGAGGACTGGGTGGCTCCCCAAGTCTTCGGGGGGCCGAGGGTGGTCAAGGCGTCGGAGCGGAACCTCCGGGCCCGGGGCATTCTGCCTGCGGGCATGTTCGTCGTTCCAGCGGAGGGCGCCCGGCTGGACCAGTACGGCAACATGAGCCGCGGCCAGATGATCCAGATCCTCTCCGGCCTGGGCGCCCTGGAATACCGAGCGGGGTTCAAAGGGAACGCCACTCAGTCGGCGCGCTCCCTGGCGAAGGGACACCAACTGGCGTACTTCGTGATGCGCCGTGGCCGCCGGCCGATTGGCATCGCCGAGCGCCGTGGACGGACGTTGACTATGGTCCTCGCTTTCGTCCGCCAGCCTCAGTACCGCGTGCGCTTCCAGTTTCACGAAGTCGTTCGGCGTGTTGCCGAGGACGACGCGCGCCTAGAGGCGAACATCGAGCGGGCCCTGGCGAAAGCGCTGCGCTGAACCGTTGGCGGGTGGCCTGGCCGGGCGGAGCGGGGTTGGTTCAACCCGAGCCGGCAATGGCCACCCACGGGCGGGGTATCGCGAAAAGCGGGGCAGTGACGTGCTACTCGAAAAGCACCGGGGGCCCCTGAAGCGCCGCCCCGGACAAGGGTGATTCGAACCTCGTTCTCGCGCTAGTGGCTGGGCCGGGAAGTTAGTTAACAGGGTTAACCGGGTTAACCCCCTCGGTTCACCGTGGTTAACAGGTATCTCACATGGAACTACTAACCCAGTCGGAGTTCGCGGCGCGTCGTGGTTGGTCCCGCGCCTACGTCTCCAAGCTCAAGTCGCAGGGCCGTCTGGTCCTGGGCGAGGGTGGAAAGATCGATGTAGAGGCCACCGAGCAACTGCTGGCCGAGTCCAGCGACCCGAGCAAGGCCGGGGTGGCCGAGCGGCACCAGCGCGACCGCGCCGACAAAGGCGTGCACGCACACGTTACCCCTACCGCTCCGGCCTCCCTCCCTGCACCGTCTGGCGGTGGCAGCCTGAATTTCCAGAAGGCTCGCGCCCACCGCGAGCACTACCTGGCACTGCTGGCCGAAGACGAGTTCCGTAAGGGCCGAGGCGAGCTGGTGGAGCGCGAAGTGGTGGACTGCGCCGCGTTCGACGTGGCGCGCAGTCTGCGCGACCTGCTGATGGGGCTGCCCACGAAGGTCGCGGGCGAGCTGGTGGCTATCACTGACCCTTGGGAGATGGAGCAGCGCCTGACGTCGCTGATCCGCGTTGCTCTGGAGGAGGCTGCCAGTCAGATCCAACCACCCGAAGACAGCAAGGCTGAGGAGGCTGCATAACCATGCAACACCACTATGCCGACGGTGCCGCCGTGTACCGGGCGGCATATGTCAGGGGCCTGACCCCCGACCCCGAACTGTGGGTCGATCAATGGGCCGACGAGTACCAGCGCATCCCGCGCGAGGCCGGTGCAGCAGAGCCCGGCAAGTACCACACCGAGCGCACGCCCTACGCTCGGGAGCCGATGCAATGCCTATCCCCAGCGCATCCAGCCAAGCGCGTCGTCACCATGGTGGCGTCGCAGCTGATGAAAACCCAGATTGGGTTGAATTGGATCGGCGCCTGCATCCACCAGGCGCCGGCCAACATCCTGGCGCTGTTGCCCAGCCTGGCCTTGGCCAAGCGGGTTTCCTCGCGGATCGGCAAGAACATCGATGCTGTTCCCGAACTGAGGGAGCGGGTCGCAAAGGCCCGTTCCCGAGATGCCCGCAACACCATCGACACCAAGGAGTTCGAGGGTGGGACGCTGTACTGCACCACGGCCGGCTCCGCCTCCAACCTCGCCGAGCTGGCGGCGCGCTACATCTACGGCGACGAGATCGATCGTTGGGAAATCGACATTAACGGCGAGGGTGACCCCGTCGAACTGGCCGAAGCACGCGGCTCAACCTTCGGGCGCCGGGCCAAGTTCTATTACTCCAGCTCGCCCACGATCAAGGGCGTGTCGAAGATTGCGGACCTGTTCGAGCAGAGCGACCAGCGCCACTACTACGTGCCCTGTCCGCACTGCCGGCATATGCAGGTGCTGGAGTGGGAGAACCTGAAGTACAGCGATGACTTCTCCCGCGTCGACTACCTCTGCGCCAATGAGGAATGCCACGCGCAGATTGAGGAGTCGAGCAAGAGCTGGATGCTGGCCAATGGCGAGTGGCGCTCCCACGCCACAGGGGATGGGGAGACGGTTGGTTTCTATCTCAATGCGCTCTATGCACCCCTCGGCTGGGTCAGTTGGGCCGGCCTGGCCAAGCAGTACGTCAAGGCTAGGCGTGCCGAGGAGCGCGGGGACCTGGAGCCCATGCAGGTGTTCTACAACACCCGCCTGGCACGGGTTTGGGATTCCTCCCAGGAAATGACCAACGCCAGCGAACTGAGGGCGCGGGCCGAAGACTACCCCCTCGGCCAGGTACCTAACGGCGCTGTCATCCTCACCGCTGCGGTGGATACCCAGGGTGACCGGCTTGAGCTGCTGGTGATCGGCTGGGGCGAGGGCATGGAGCGCTGGGTGGTGGATCACCAGGTGCTGATGGGCAACCCCTCCGACCTGCGGACCTGGGACCTGCTGGACGAGCAACTGAAACGCCGTTACCGGCACGCCTCGGGCGTCGAGCTGGCAATCGTGGCCACCGCTATCGACTCTGGTGGCCACCATTCGGACGAGGTCTACCAGTTCGCCCGCCTGCGGCGCTGGCGTAACGTCCTGGCTATCAGGGGGCACAGCAAGCCCGGACGGCCGGTGATCGCACAGCGGCCGTCGAAGGTCGACGTTACCTGGCAAGGCAAGACGGAAAAGGGCGGCGTCGAGCTGTGGATGATCGGCACCGACACCGCGAAGGACTGGATCTATAACCGCTATCCCCTGAGTGAGGGGCCCGGCGCGCTGCACTTTTCCAAGGACCTGGCGGATGACTTCTACGACCAGATCGTGGCCGAGCGGAAAATCACCCGATTCGTGAAGGGGCACAAGCGCACCGAGTACGTGAAAGCGAAGTCGGCCCGCAACGAAGGACTCGACCTGCTCACCTACAACCTGGCCATGGCCCATTACTTGGGCATGAACCGCTACAGCGTCAACGACTGGGCCCGGCTCCGGCAGGCGGTGTCCCAGACCAGCCTGTTCGCCGACCCAGTCGCCACGGTGCCCAGCGCGGCCGACGAAGCGGACGAGCATGAGCCGCAGAACGAGGCGCCAAGCGCCCCAGTGCGGCCGGCACCTCCCGCGCGGAGCGCGAACCCACCATCCCAACCAACTGGCCGGCGTACCTCGCGCAGCGGGTATCTGAGCCGCCGATAGACGAGGTCAGCATGAGCACAGCGCAGCAGCGCCTGGACGAGGTCCGGGTGGCGATTCAGGACATCCTGAAAAAAGGGCAGTCGGTGCGCAAGGGAGACCGCCAGGTCGACCGCGCGCAACTGGCGAGTCTGCGCGTTCTGGAGCAGCAGTACGCCGAAGCCGCAGCCCTGGAGGCGGCTACGAACAACCGGCGCTCGCGCCAGGTTCGCCTCTACAGCGGAGGCAAGGGGATCTGATGGCTACCCGATACCGAATCACGTCGAAGCGCATTCGCAACAGCTACGAGGGCGCTGGCACCGGACGCCGCGCCGCTGGCTGGGACGCGCCCGAGGCGGCGCTGAATGCGGTAGCCATTCCGGCATTGCCGACCCTACGCAAGCGCTCGCGAGCGGCGGTGAGGAATGACCCCTACGCCGCGAGCGCGATCAGCAAGCGCGTCAGCAACCTGATCGGCACCGGCATTACGCCGCGCGCACGTCTGGACGACGCGGCGTTGCGCGAGGCGTTGAACCTGCTGTGGGAGGACTGGGTAGACGAGTCGGACGCGGATGACCGTACCGATTTCTACGGCCTGCAGATGATCATCGCGCGGATGGTCGAGGAAGCGGGCGAGTGCTTCGTGAGGCGCCGCAACCGACGGCCGGAGGACGGCCTGGCGGTACCTCTGCAACTGCAGGTGCTCCCGCCTGACTTCGTCCCGGTGGATCGCAATTTCAAGACCCGCAGTGGCAACGTGGTGCGCGCGGGAATCGAGTTCGACGCCATCGGCCGCCGGGTTGCCTACTGGATGTGGCAGAGCCATCCCGGCGATACGGCGGCGCCCCGGCGCGGCTACAACCAGCTCAACCGCATCCCGGCGGACCAGGTGCTGCACATCTTCGAACCGCTGGAGGGTGGCCAACTGCGCGGTGTGCCGCGCTTGTCACCGGTTCTCCTGAGGCTGAAGTCGCTGGACAACTACGACGACGCGGTGCTGTTCAGGCAGGAAGTTTCCAACCTGTTCGCCGGCTTCATCACCAGGCCTCGACAGGACGGGGCGCCGATCTTCGATCCGTCGACCGGGCTGGCACCTGCGCAGGATCGCGACGGGACACCGATGGTCGGCCTGGAGCCGGGGACCATGCAGGAACTGCTGGAAGGGGAGGAGGTAGTTTTCTCCGACCCGCCGGACGCCGGTAACACCTACGTCGACTTCATGCGACAGCAACTGATGGCAGCGGCGGTCGGTGTCGACCTGCCGTATGAGCTGCTCACCGGCGACATGGGCGATATCAGCGACCGCACCTTGCGGGTGCTGCTCAACGAGTTTCGGCGCCGGATCGAACAGGTTCAGTTCAGCGTGTACGTCTACCAGCTCTGCCGCCCGGTGCGCGCGTGGTGGCTGGATACCGCGTACCTCAGCGGAGCAGTCAACCTGCCGGACTATCCGGCGCGGCGACGTGAGTTCCTGCGCACGCGTTGGATCCCGCAGGGCTGGGCCTACATCCATCCGGTGCAGGACGTCCAGGGCAAGCTGCTGGAGATCGGCGGAGGCCTCGCCAGCCGGAGCGAGCATGCGCTACGCACCGGATACGACGCCGAGGTGATCGACCGGGAGAACGCCCAGGACAACGCCCGGGCCGACAGCCTGAACCTGCACTACACCACCGACACCGGGCAACCGGTGAGAGACCAAGGGGACACCCATGAAGAAACGCAATGAACAGCCCCTGGCGCTGGCCGCCCTGTGGGCGCTGCTGGGCGTAGGCACGCTCGCCGATCCGCGCATCCAGAACAAGGCGCAGGGCGCGCCGGATCTGCAGGCCGAGCACTGGTACAGCGTCAAGGCGCTGAGCGCTGAGGGTACCGGCTCGGCCGCCTCCATCGAGATCTACATCTACGGCGAAATCGGCTTTTGGGGCATCACCTCCGCGGATTTCATCCGCGACCTGAAAGCAGTCGACGACGGCACCTCTCCGGTACTGGTCCACTTTGACACCATCGGCGGTGACCTCTTCGACGGCATCGCCATCCACAACGCGCTCCGGGCCCTGGGCGAGCGCTGCACCGCCCGGATCGACGGGGCCTGCTTCAGCGCGGGCAGTGTCGCGGCCTGCGGCGCGCACCGGGTCGAAATGGCCGACAACGCGCTGTTCATGATCCACAACCCCTGGACCTTCGTGGCAGGCGACAGCGAAGACCTGCGCAAGGTCGCCGACATGATGGACCAGGCGTTCGAGGGCATCGTGGCGAGCTACCAGCATCGGCCGCTGAATGTCGACGACGCCGAACTGCGCCGGATGATCGACGACGAAACCTGGCTCACCGCACCCGAGGCGAAGGACAAGGGGTTCGTGGACGAGGTGCTCGGCGCGGCCGAGCCGGTCGGCATGAATGCACGCCTGGGCAAGGTGCTGAATCGCTATCGCAACACGCCCGACGCGGCGCGCCGGCTGCTGGCCAGCCAGGAGCCGGCGGGTGACCCCGCCCCGACGTCGGCCGAACTGGCTGCGGAGCTGACGGCGGACTGCGCCCAGGCCGGTCTGGCCGACTGCGCGGCGTACCTGATCAAGGCCTCGGGCCTGAAAGATCGCGAAACGGTGCGCGCGGCCTTGGACAGGGCGAAGGCCGTCCGGTCGGTGTGCCTCGTCGCGAAAATGCCCGATGAGGCCAAGGCGCTCATCGAGGAGGGCCTGGATGCCGACGGCGCCCGTCTGCGGCTGTACGACAAGATCGTAGCGCGCAGCACCCAGGTGGAGATCGACAACCGCGTGCCGACGGACGATCAGCCGCAGAACACGGCTTACCAACCCCCGGCGCCGAGCGACGTGTACGCGAAGCGCCGGCTCAATGCCTCGAAAGGAGGAAAGCAAGCATGACCATCAAGACCGAAGGCGTTCACGCCGGAGAGTTCCTCCTGTCGGAGGCCAACGGCTCGCGCAGCCGCGAAAACATCGTCATCACCGCCGGCTCCGGCCGGCTGGTGGCGGGTACCTTGATCGCCCCCATCACCGCCGCCAATGCGCTGACCGCGACCGCGGCGGCAGGGAACACCGGCGACGGCACTGTCGGTGCCTCCGTGGTGACCAGCGCCGCCATCAGCGGAACCTACGTGCTGGAAATCACCGAGGCCGGAGCCAATGGCGGCAAGTTCGAGGTGGTCGACCCGCAGGGACGCCAGGTGGGCACTGGTCAAGTCGGCCAGGCGTTCACCGGCGGCGGAGTCGGCTTCACCCTTTCCGACGGGGCCACCGACTTCGTAGTGGGTGATCGCTTCAACCTGCAGGTGCTGGCAGGGCTCGGCGAGTGGACGCCCTACGACGACGACGGTGCCGATGACGGCCGTCGCGCGGCTGGCGGCATTCTGTTCGGTCCAGTGGACGCCACGGATGCCGACGTCAAGGCGGTGGCCGTGGTCCGTGATGCCGAAGTGATCGCCAGCCTGCTGACCGGCCTGGATGCCGCCGGTGAGGCCGACCTCAAGGCGCTGGGCCTCATCCTTCGCACCTGACCTCCTCCGTCCCTCAACCACCTCAAGCCCCGCCTGCGCGGGGTTTTTCATTTCTGGAGTATCCACATGGCTGAAATCAGCATTTTCGAAGATGAGGCGTTCTCGGTGGAGGCGCTGCTGGCGGTGATCAACACCGATCACCCGGTGCCGGGGCAACTCGCCGCGCTGGGCCTGTTCGAGGAACAGGGTGTGTCCTCGCTGGTGGTGCAGATCGAAAAGGACGGCACCACGCTGCAACTGGTGGAGGCGAAAGCCCGCGGCGGCGTAGGCCAGGCCGTGACCGGTGACAAGCGTCAACTGGTCCCCTTCAACACCGTTCACCTGCCGCAGACGTTCCAGATCCTCGCCGATGAAATCCAGGGTATCCGTGCGGTGGGTAGCCGGACCGAGCTGCAGTCCGCCGAGGCGGTCGTGGCCAAGCGCCTGGAAAAAGCGCGCCGCCAGTTGGACCTGACCCACGAGTATCAGCGCATCGGCGCCATCAAGGGCAAGATTCTCGATGCCGACGGTTCGACGGTGCTGCTGGATATCTACCAGGCCTTCGGACTGAGGAAGCCCAAGCCGCGATCGCTCGAACTGGGTAACCCCGAGGGTGACCTGAGCGGCATTCTGGCCGACCTGCTCGACGAGCAGGACGACGCGCTGGGCAACGTCACCAGCACCGGATCGCGAGCGTTCTGTGGCAAGAACTTCTGGGCCAAGCTCATCGATCACCCCAAAGTGCGCGGCACTTACCTGAACACCCTGCAGGCGGCGCAACTGCGGGGTGACCGTCGCCAGTCGTTCGAGTTCGGCGGCGTGGTCTGGGAGCGCTATCGCGGCAAGCATGACGGGGAGCCGTTCGTGGACGATGGCTGTGCCCAACTGGTTCCGGAGGGGGTTCCGGACCTGTTCATCAGCGCCTTTGCGCCGGCGGACTACATGGAGGTCGTCAACACCGAAGGCCTGCCGTACTACGCCAAGCTTGAGCGTCTGCCCTTCGACAAAGGCGTGGCTGGGGAAGCGCAATCGAACCCGCTGCACCTGTGCACCCGCCCGTTGGCGGTGCGCGAACTGACCCTCTGACCGTGGCGGGTTTCTCTGAACTGGTCGCCGACATGGACGAGATCATCGCCGACGTCCTCGGCGATGGTGAGTTTGGCTACCTGGACCGCTCTGGCCGGCAGGTCGGCAATGCTGCGGTGATCGTCGAGGAAGGTGTGGAACGCATGGAGGCCGGCGCCCTGGATCGGTACCGCACCATTGCGTGCCGCAAGGCGTTCTTGCAGCCCCTTGATCGCAAGGGGGCGTTCCTCGACTCCGATGGCCAGGTCTGGCGCATCGACGGCATCCATGCCGACGACGGCGACTGGATCACTTTCTACGTGGTGCCCGAATGAGCGACGTGATCGATGTACAGACCGCGGTCATCGGCCAACTGCTGGACCTGCTGGCCGCGGTACCGGCGTTCGGCGACGCCGTCCGCGAGGACTGGGTGGCCGGGGTGCTCGACGCCGAGGATAGCGACGAGCCTGAACGGCTGATCATCCTGCAGGAAGGGGACACCGTGGAACGAGACCGGTCGCCGGGCAGTGTCGTGGAGGAATGGACCGTGAACATCGTCCCGATGGCGCGCGGCAGGGACGCCGCCCAGGCGTTGCGCGAGGCGCGCCTGGCGATCAAACGGGTGCTCAAGGGCCACAAGGCCGGGCTGACGGTGCCCGGCCTGGTGCGTGTCGATTTTCCGGCATCCGCTGTGCGCCTGCCCGAGCTCGGCCGGCGCTGGGCCTATCGAGCCATCCCTCTGCAGGTCAGCTACTCGCAGCAGTTGTAACCCATCCACTAGGCCGCCTCCGGGCGGCCTCTTCATTTCCGGAGGGCTCCATGCCCGAGATCATCGTTACCAGGCCGTTCAACTACCGCGAGGGGCTCGACGCGACCCACTACCCGGCGTCGAAGGGCGCCATCACCGTTACGGCCGCCGTAGCTGCCCATGCCCTGGGCAAGGGCTACGCCACCGAGGCCAAGGCCAAGGCGCCGGTTCCGGCAGCCTCCGCCGAACCGGCCGGCCGCGACCAGAAGTAACCCACCCGAACCCATCAGGAGAGCCCCATGCTCCAGACCATCGACCGCTCGTTTATCGGCGAGGGCATCATCCATGCCCGCCTGTACGGATCGCAGGAACCGTTCCTGCCGCTCGGCAACTGCGACACCTTCAACATCAGCTTCGCCACCGACCGCAAGACGCTGCCCAACTACATGGGAGGTGGCGGCAACAGCAACGTCCGCGAGCGCGTCACCGACGTGACGTCCTCCATCGGAATGTTCGACCTGACCGCCGAGAATGTCGCCCTGGTGACGCGCTCCACCATCCAGGTGGCGCCCACCGCCGCGATCACCGACGAGGCGCATACCTCTCAGGGGGTTGCGCTGGAGTTGATCCCGTTCAAGTACCTGCCGGACCTGACCAAGCCCGTGACGGTGAAGACCGCGGGGGACGTCGAGGTGGCCCCGGGCACCGACTACCTGCTGGTACCTCACGGCATCCAGGTGCTGAGCGGCGGCAAGATCGATGCAACCGGCATCAAGGTCAGCTACACGCCGCGCCCGAGCCGGGCGGTGCATATGCTCAACGGCTCGCAGAAGGAGCTGGAGCTGTTCATCGCTGGCCTGAACGACGCGCAGTCGGGCGAGCCGTTCGCGCTGCGTCCTCGCCGCGTCAAGTTCGGCCTCCTGCAGGAACTGGCGGTGCTGGGCCAGGAGTACGCCAAACTCACCGGCCCGGCGGAACTGCTCGCAGATTCGCGCGTGACCGCGACCGACATTTCCAAGTTCTGCCAAATGGACTTGGCCGCATAAACAGGGTAATAAAAACTCTATTTTGAATTGAAATAAATATTCTTGTTTATATTGCGATAATGGATATATGCGGGTTGCTAGTTATTTAGAGTTAAGCCTGCTAACTTTGGTAGGTATATCTCCTTTATAACTTGCTAAATTTAATTGCGCGAGCCTGGAAAAGGTTAAGCGGACTCGCCTGTCGAATACATAACCTATAGATATTCGCTATGCAAGGAGCATCGAAGATGGGTACTTATTTGTTCCAATACGCACAAGATAAGGACTATGTGCTTGGAGTTACCGATGAAAATTCCAACGCCAAGGTGGTATTGCGAAAAGCGAAGGGAACGCCCTATCGTTACATCCTCTGGGATGTCGATCAGGACTCGGGGGTTATAACCCTGAACTCTAGCGGCGGTCAGCTTGCGATTGACCCGCAGGGTGAGAATCTCTCTTCACAAACCCTGCTAACGCTGGCTGTTGTGAAAACTGGTGCTCAGAGTCAGCGCTTCGATATGGTCACGAAACCGCTCTATATTTTGAGCGTCCCGGAACCGGGACTTTGCATTGATAACCAGGATCGTGTAGTCAAGGACGGAAATCCTATCTGGCTCTACGAGTTCAACGGTTCGCAGGCTCAGCAATGGATACCGCAGCGACTCTCGTTCGCGAAGGCTGATTTCTAATAGATTAAGCCTTTATAGAGCCTCCAGTATTTGCATGCTGGAGGTTCTTTTAAATGGATTGTAAGTAACGTCGTGGTTTCTCTGCAGGGCCGAAGGTGTGTCACTCAGAGGTCTTTTAGTGGGGTGTGATTTTTTGTGGTTCAAGAGAGTTAGTTAGTAATAACCAGTTCTGATCTTAACCCGCCATATGGCGGGTTTTTTATTGTCCGGAGATTCTTATGGCGAGCCCAATGCAGCGCCTGATCCAGTTCGTTCTTCGCGGCCGGGACGAACTGTCGCCCGCCGCCCAGCAGTCGACCGAGGCGCTGGAAGGGCTGCGCACCACAGCGGCGAACCTGAACCGGCAGTTGGACGATGCGAAGGGGGCCCGCGGCCTGGTGACCGCGCTCGGAACTACCGAACGCGCCATCGCACAGACGCAGACGTCGGTGCAGCGGGTGGACCGTACCATTGCGGACCTGCGCGAGGCGTTGGACCGCAACCCCGGGAGCCGGGGCCTGGCCGTGTCCCTGCAGATCGCGGAGCGGGACGCAGCGGGTCTGCGTCGGACCCTTGACCAACTGACCGCTCGGCACGCCGAGCAGCAACGTGCGGCGCGGGCGGCGGGCGTGGATACCGGGCAGCTTGCCAACGAGGAGCGGTGGTCGACAACACCCGCGAGAGCATCGCGCAGAACAGCCGCGAGATCCGCGAGCTGGAACGTGCGCAGATGCGAGCGGCGCGGGAGGCTGCTGGCCACACCTCGCGCGTGACGGCGCTGCGCGAGGCCATGTCGTCCGGTGTTCGCCAGGCAGCCGCTTACGCCGCAGCCTTCGTCGGCATCCAGGCGGCGCTGAACCTGGTGCGCAGTGGAATCGGCCTGGTGCGTGATGGCATCGTCTCGATGCTGACCACCGGCGACCAGTTCGAGAACCTGCAGAACCGGCTTACGTCGCTGATGGGCTCGGTTGCCGGGGGGGAGCGGGCAACCGCCTGGATCAAGACCTTCGCCAAGGACACGCCGCTTCAGTTGGGCGACGTCACCGACGCCTTCGCGCTGCTGAAGGCCTACGGCCTGGACCCGATGGACGGGTCGCTGAAAGCGATCGAGGACCAGTCGGAGAAGCTGGGCGGCGGCATGGAGCGCCTGGAGGGCATCACGACGGCCGTCGGCCAGGCCTGGGCGAAGCGGAAGCTGCAGACCGAGGAGATCCTGCAACTGGTCGAGCGTGGCGTGCCGGTGTGGGACATGCTGGCCAAGGTCACCGGCAAGAATGCCGCGCAGCTGCAGGATCTGGCGAGCAAGGGCAAGCTTGGCCGGGACGTCATCAAGGCGCTGGTCGACGAAATGGGGCGCAGCTCCGAAGGGGCCGCTGCGAAGGCCATGAGCACCCTGACCGGTCTGGTCAGCAACCTCGGCGACACTGCGGCCGACTTTCTCAACCGCATTGCCAACGCCGGCGCGCTGGACCACGTCAAGAACAAGCTGAAGGAACTGGGCGACACCATCGCGCAGATGGACCAGGACGGGCGCCTCGACTCGCTGGCCAAGGGGCTGTCGGATGCCTTCGTCCAGGGCTCGGAATGGATCGAGCGCTTCATCAAGCGCCTGGCCGACGTCGATTTCGGCACCCTGATCGACAAGACCTCGGCCTGGCTTAGCAGCTTCAGCACCCAGCTGGACGACATGGCCTCGCGGGTGCAACTGTTCATCGCGCCGTTCCGGACGTTGTTCAACGGCGTCACCTCGGGCATCAGCGCTATCGCCCTGGCCTGGACCGGCACCATGTCGCTGATGGTCGCCGGCATCGAGAAGGTGGCGGAGAGGATCCCGGCGGCGCTGGGTGGGGAGCGCATCCGCAGTTCCGTCGCCGGCGTCCACGACTTGCTCAGCAGCATGAGCGAGGGCTTCCGCCAGCAGATCCAGCAGGACGCGCAGGATATCGCGGATGCCTGGGACACCAGCACCACGGCTACCGCCTCCGCCGCACAGCAGCAGAGCCAGGCGATCACCGACACCTTCACCGACCTGAAGGCGGGTGCGAAGAACGCGGCGGCCGAGTCGGTGCAGGCGGTGACCAGCCTGCAGAATGCTCTGGACCAGATCAGCGCGGCCAAGACCACCGAGCAACTGACCGCCCTGCAGGGGGAAATGCTCAAGGCCTACCAGGCCGGCACGCTGAGCCAGCAGGAGTATGCGAACGGCGCCGGTGTCCTCAACGCGAAGCTGACCGAACTGAAGTCGACCGCCAGCGGCGCCGCCCTGGGGGTGTCTGACCTCAGTACCGGCCTGGAGAACCTGAAGCAGGTCCAGGACGCGATCAGCAGCGCGAAGACCACGGTCGATATCCAGAACATCCGGACGGCGCTGGGCCGGTTGTACAACGACGGCACGATCAGTGCGCGGGAGTTCAACCAGGAACAGACCAAGCTGTCCGCCAAGGTCAAGGAACTGAAGGCGGCCGGCGAGGAGGGCGCCAAGGGTATGCAGGCGGTCGCGGAGTCCTCGGACAAGGCGGCCAAATCGCTCTCGGACCAGCGCAAGGCCATCGGCGAATCGATGGAGGCGACCCGCAAGGGGGTAGCGTCGACGAAGGACGACATGGGCGCCTTCGAAGGGTTCTTCGGTGGGGTGTTGAGCACCGCGCGGCAAGGCGTTGCGCAGTTGAGCCAGGAAGCGCTGAACGCCTTCGACGCGATGCGTGGGATCTCCACCGTCGATCTCAGCATCGACACCAGCAGTCTTGACGCCACGTCGCGCTCGCTGGCCAAGGTCAGTGAGCAACTGGCCCGGATCAAGGCCGAGTCGGGCGTGGGCATGAGCGGTTTCGGGCGCTGGGCGATGGATACCCAGCGGGCCAGCCTGGAGATCCAGGCTGCGTACCTGGAGCAGAAGCGCAGCCTGCAGAGCCTGATGGACGACTACGAGCGCGGGACCATGAAGCTGGGCGACTTCGTGTCGGCGGCCAAGGGCGCTCGAAATGGCCTCAGCTTGCTGAACGATTCGGACATGCGGCAACTGGAGAGTGCAATCGAGGCGGCCAATCAGAAGATCCAGCAGCTCAAGGAGGGCTCGAAGTCGACGCTGGTCAGTCTGCGTGAGGAACTGGCGGGGCTGCGCGGCGAGCAGGAAGCCGTGGATCGTAGCCGGTTCAACAGCCGCAAGGCCGAGTTGCAGCAGCAACTGGCCGAGGCCCAGGGCAGCGGCGACATGAACGCGGTGCAGAACCTGATGACGGCGCTGGCCACCCTGCAGCAGATCCAGGCCGAGACGGATGCCAAGCGGCAGCGAGAGGAGCAGCAGAAGCGGGTGGACGAGCAGAACGCCGCCAAGGCCGCGGCGGCGCCGCCTGCCTCGCCGCCGGCTTCGAGTCCTCCGCCCCGGGTCGTTCGTTTCGAGACGGCGCGGGGAGCCGTTGACGTGGCGGTGGCCAGCGAACAGGACGAAACCAACCTGCTCGGCGTGCTCGAGCAGGCCAGCATGAGGACCGGCCGATGAGGCTCGATGCGGTGGAACTGGGCGACCAGTTCGAATGGGTGGACGAGTTCACCTGGGATGCGGTGGCACAAGAGCAGGAACGCTCCCTGACCGGCGCGCTGCTGGTGCAGGAAGGCACCAAGCTGCATGGCCGCCCGATCACACTGCGCTCCGGGGGAGGGGTATGGACGCCGCTGTGGGTCGTGCGCCAACTGGAGGTGCTGCGCGACCAGCGCCTGCGGGTCATGCCGCTGGTGCTACCAGACGGCCGCGAATTCTCGGTGATCTTCAACCGCGCCGAAGGGATGCCGCTGGAAGCCGAACCGCTGTTCCGCGAGGTCAACCCCGGTCCGGACGCCGACTACCTGGTGACGTTGCGACTGCTCACCGTAGCGCCGCCCTCGGCACCGCCCACCCCCGACCCTTGATCCCACACCCCGCCTCGGCGGGGTTTTCTTTTCTGGCTGGAGTGTTCCATGACGATCACCGTCGATGATGTAAAGCTGCTGAAATCCCAGCGCCTCACCGATGAGGACGACGGCGGCGGCCGTGCCACCGGGCAGGCCGTGGTGGATCGCGAGATCAACAACCTGTTTCCCGATATCTCGCGCCTGGACCGGACCATCGGCCGGATCAACCTGCGCAAGGCCTTCGCCGGCATCAGCTCGAATAGCGCCGAGCCGTACCTGGGCGCTCATGCCATCGTCACGCGGGCGCCGGCCGATCCGCGAGTCTCGGTGCTGCTGTTCAACACCGGCAGCCAGACCGATGAGCGCCGCGACGCGCGCAACGCCATCGAGTCCTTCGTGGTGCCGGCCGTGTCTGCCTCGTTCGAACTGCTGGGCAACCAGTTGCAGGGCCAGCGCGCCATCGCTTGCGTGCAGCGCGAAGAACAGCGGCTGCCCGAGATCGGCGAGGTCTATCAGTTGGTGTTCGAGTCGCGCTCGCAGTATGTCCGCATCACCGACGTCGAGGCGCGGCTGGAACAGTTTGCCCACGACTACGGCAACGGCAACTTCGTGAACTTCACCCGGCGCCGGCTGGACCTGTCGATCAGCGCGCCACTGGGCGCGACCTTCCCCGGCGGCCAGGTGACTCCAGGCGGTACCACCAGCCCGAAAAGCCAGGTGCTCAGCACCCAGGTCGCCGATGCCGCGCGGTACTACGGCATCAGCCCCCTGGACGAGGCTGTCAGCCGCGGCGCGCTGAGCCTGCGGGTCAAGTCGGTCTATTCCCAGCTGGTGCCCAGCACCACCCGGGAAAACGCGCTGGTCGACCAACTGGCCGGCTACCAGCGGCGCCTGTTCGCTGCGGCCGGGCCGGCGCGGACGGTCAACCTGAATGTCGCGAACATAGGCAGCGGCAGGTCGCGGACGTTCCTCGGCACCGGCTGCGCGCCGGGTTCGCTGTCGCTGAGCGCCGGCGGCGGTGTGTTCGCCGACGACCGCAAGGGAGGCCTGCGCTACATCAGCGGTTCGAACTGGATTGCCAGCGGTACCGTCGACTACGAGAGCGGCGCAATCGAGATGGCGGCCTCCGGTAGCGGCTGGAGCGGGACAGCGAGCGCCACCTACCAGCCTGCCGCGGCGGCGACGGGCGAAGCGGTGACCGGGGAGATCCCTATCGAACTGGGCAACCGCGGCTTCGTCTACACCCTGTCGCTGTCCGAAGCGCCGCCCCAGCCGGGCACCCTGGTGGTCTCGTTCCTCGCCCTGGGCAAATGGCAGGAGATCCGCGACCAGGGCAACGGCGAATTGGCCGGTGAAGGCACCGGCACGGTGGACTTCGCGACCGGCTCGGTATCCATCACCCTGAGCGCGCTGCCGGACGTGGGGAGTTCGCTGATCTACGCCTACGTCGGGCAGAACGATGCGGCGCTGACCCAGCGCACCGGCACCAGCGTGCAGGCGCGCGCGCGGATCAACCGGACGTTGCCGCACCAGGGGCTGTTGCCCGGCTCCTACAAGGCGACGTTCAAGGTCGGCGGGGTAGAGCGCACCGTGCTCGATAGCGGCAACGGCTCGCTCAGCGGTACCGGTGGCAGCGGCCAGATCAACTATGCCGACGGCAAGGTCAGCATGGAATTGAGCGCCACCCCGGATGCCGGGAGTGGGATCGTGCATACCTACCAGCAGGGCAGCGTGACCGACAGCCCGCTGGCGGTGACCTCCGACAGCACCGGCATGTGCATCGGCACTCTCCCCGGGGCGCCGCTCAAGGCGGGCAGCGTGCGCCTATCGTGGATCACCAAGCGTCGCCAGGCGGCACCGACCCTCGGTGCTGACATGGGCACCGGGGCGCTGCCGATCTTCGAATCGGAGATCACCGTGGACAACTCGGTGACCGACGACGCCGCCGGCGGCTGGGCCGGGCGCGCCGGGACGATCAACTACGAGACCGGCGAATTCAGCCTGAAGGTGGCCGGCAACTACGTGTTCAAGGAGTACACCTACTACACCGACACGGTCGACAACTTCGGCATGAAGAAGCTGCGCCTGGTGGCCACCGATACCACGGTGCTGGAGGGGTTCGGCGGCACGCTGAGCGTGCGCGCGCAGAGCCGCGGCGTCGAGTACGGCGAGCAGACCGATTCGCAGACCGTCGCTCCGGTGACCCTGGACCTGTTGCCTGGTGTGGCCGAGCCGATCCTGCCGGGCTCTCTGGTGTTCACCTGGGCCGGCGAGGTCTACGTCGACCGCTCCGGTGTGCTCTACAAGAACATCAACAGCAGCACCAACGCCGGCATCGCCGTCGGCTCGGTGGACTACGCCGGCCGTACCGCGACGCTGAATACCTATGGCTCGGGGGCGGCGGCGACGGTCACGCTGCTGGCCTGTCTGACCACCAACGCCGGCTTCAGCGTCACCAGCATGACCTTCCGCACGCCGGGGGCGCCGCTGCGTTCTGCGAGCCTGCAGGTGACGGCGGTTCGCCTGGATACCGCGCAGATCGTGACCACCACGGCGGACGCGAACGGCAAGCTCAACGGCGCGGTGATCAAGGGCAGCGTCGATATCGTGACCGGCATCGTCCGGTTGCGCTTCACTAGCAACCTGGAGGACACCACCGGGGCCAGCGATATCCCGGTGATTCCGCTGCTGCTGCGCTACAACGCGGTGGTTTTCACCTCGCTGCCGCTGGACGCCACCCTGCTGGGCCTGGACCCGGTGCGACTGCCGGCGGACGGGCGGGTGCCAGTGTTCCGCGAGGGTGACGTGATGGTGGTTGCCCATACCGCCGAGACCACGGTGCCGAGTCCTCAAGCCGGGGGCGTGCTGCAGCTCGGCCGCGACCAGCAGGCCGAGATCAAGGTGGTGGACGCCAACGCTGTGGAACTGGCCTCGGCGGGCTACAGCGTCGACCTGGAACGCGGCCGGGTGACCTGGGCCAACCCGCTGCTCCTGCAGGATGCCGAGGGCAACCCGCTGTCCCTGCCGCTGGTGGTGCGCGACCGGGTCGAGCACATGACCCTCTGCACCGAGGTTCAGGTGAACGGCGAGTTGGGAATCTCCTCGCCGCTGCCCTGGGATCTGCCGGCGGGCGAAACGCTGGCGTCCAGTGCGCTGAGCTGGGGCGACCTGCAGGCGCGGCTGCACCACTGGTTCACCCAGCGGACCTGGGATATCGGCTCGCCGAACTGGACCGACGAGCCCAAGGGCGACGGGACCACCGCCAACTACAACAGCCTCGCCTATCCGCCGCTGATCGCCAACCGCGGTGCGATCGATGCGAAGTGGGCGCTGGTGTTCAACTCCTCGACCAGTTTCAGCGTGGTGGAGGAGACGCTGGGGGTCATCGCCAACGGCACTACCACCACCGACACGGCGCCGATTAACCCGGAGACGAACACGCCGTACTTCACCATCCGCAAGGAAGGCTGGGGCAGTGGCTGGGCGGCCGGCAACGCGGTGCGCTTCAACACCGACTCGTGCCTGGGGCCGATGTGGATCGTGCGGACGGTACTCAGCGGCAAGGGCACCGTCGAGGACGATGAATTCCACCTGCAGATCAGAGGAGACGCGGACTGATGACCGCTCGACAGTACAGCTATCGGGACGCCGGCGCACCACCGGCGCTCTTCCCGTCGGCGGTGACGCCGTTCCAGAAGTTCAAGAGCTACTTGCGCGCGGCGCTGGTCGATGGCTACGGCAACAAGCCACCGGCAGGGTGGACCGTGGTAAGCGAGTTCGACACCGCCATCACCCTGGCCCCGGCGTCCAACTGCGCGCAGGTGACGTTCTACAGGCACTTAACCGGTAGCGGCAGCGTCAACGACTACATCGCAGTCTATGTGCATGAGGGCATGCTGGATATCAGCACTCCGCTCCCAAAGGGCGTCAATACGCGGTCACGTACCTGGTCGGCGGACACCAATCCCACCAGCAATGACGCTCATGTCATCTACCTGGGGTACATGTACTGGAACCATGCGACGTACTGGCAGATCTGTGCGGACGCCGAGACGTTCATCTTCTGCGTCCTCCAATCCACCGGTTACGAAAACACGAGCGAGGCGTACCAGCTCGGCCTCTACGTCGGGCAGTACGAGAGCTTCAGCGGCGCCTCCGGCGTTCAGGGGTTTATTGCCGTCGGCGGTGCCCAGGGTTACCAGAACACAACGGGGTACAGCCGAAACTGGTCCTTCGGGAGTGGCTTCAGTTCGCTGCGTGACCAGCGCTCGGGAGAGATCATCCAGGGTGGCGGTCCCAGCGTGGGAGCGCTGATGGACCAGATGCAGTATCAGAGCACCTACTACGACCGGACAGAGGGAGAGAATCCACCCTATTGGCGGATGCAGCAGCCCTATGTGACGAATGGCGCGAACTACGTCGGCCGCCTGAAGGGTGTGTGTTTCGACCCGATCCTGGGCCATTACCGCCACGGACACCTGCTGGAGCGGCTGGGGTTATCCCTGGGCGCAACGGCGGTGGCGGAGGCAGTCCAGATGGATGGCAAGACCTACCATGTGCATATGGACCGCTGGGGGCTCTGGTTCCTGTCTGTGGATCCGGCGTGGTGGCCAGCATGAGCGCGCTGATGCTGCAGGTGGTGCCGCCGGTCCAGATCCGGCCCGATACCTGGCTGCAGCGGTTCGGCATTGGGCCGAAGACCCTTCGCCCGCCGGTGGCAGTCGCCTGGTCGGGGGCCGGGCAGGCGATCTACCAGAACCTCGCCGTGAAGGTCACCCGCGAAGGGGAGGAGACTCCGGCGCGCAAGATCGCCACGCTGTATCGCGGGGCGGTGGTCACCGCGACCGCGATGACGGCGACCTTTCAGGTCTACGAGGGCGAGACGGTGCAGCGCTTCGAGGCATCGGGCCTGCGCGGACAGTTCGTGATCCAGGTCACCGACGAAGGCGACCCGCGTCTGGGGATCATTCGCTGGCCGGTCCTCGATGCCGATACGCGCCTGCTGTCCTATGACCTGACCGAAGGCTCGGGCGGTCGAGATCCGACCGATCCGGCGAAGGTGCGGGCGGTTGTCACGGTCGACGGCGGTGCGGCTTCGCGCCAGGTGGTGGTCATCGAGCGCAAGCTCGATGGCGAATGGCGGGTGGCCGGCGTAGGGCAGACGGCCGAGTCCGGGCGCGCCGAGATCGCTCTGGAGGTGACGGCCGGCGGGACCACTTACGCGATGGGGCTGGATGACTGGGGCGCGGTGTTCGAGCCGCGTCTCGCCGTCAGCCTGGGCCAGCGCGTGCGTCCGACGATCTTCTCTGGCTGGCTCTACGAGGTGACCGAGGCCGGGGTGCTGCCGGTGGCTGAGCCGGAGTGGTGGCCGATCGAGGGCGACAACCCCAGCCGCCAGGTCGGCACGGCCCGTCTGCAGGCGACGCGTTACTACCGCCCGCTCAGCCACGGGCCCTTTCCTGTCGAGGCTCTATGATCAATGCGAGTTTCGGCGCCCCCTGGCAGAGGGCGGCGCCGCTTTCCGTGCGCGCCGTCCCGCTGCGCTGGCAGCGCCTGGTGCTTGCCGATGCGCGTAGCGGCGGGCTGTGGGGCTCC